GGTGTATCGGCAAAGGGTGTATTTTGGAATACCGAGCTTGAAGAAGGTCTTGGGGATATTGACACACAGTTCATTGATATACTCAACATCTTTTGGGAAGCTGGCATCACAGACATACAATCAAGCAGAGATTTGTTTATTGTATCACTGAAGGACAACGACCTACTTCAACAGGAATATCCTCAATTAAAGGGTAAGAATGGCGGTAAGGTTATAGATGTAAAGCAGTATGTGTATGACGATGCGGTTGACGTATCGAATAAGTCAGTTGTAGTCGATTGGTATTACAAGAAACGCAATTCAGCAGGGAAAACTGTACTGCATTTCTGTAAGTTCGTAGGTAACGAGATATTATTCGCATCCGAGAACGAGCCTGAATATGCCGAGAATGGATTTTATAATCACGGCAAATATCCTGTAGTATTCGATGTGCTTTTCCCCGAAGAGGGAACGCCAGTGGGATTTGGATATATAGCAATTATGAAGTCGCCACAGATGTATATTGATAAATTACAGCAAGTAATGCTTGAAAATGCCTTGATGTGCAGTAAACCTCGCTTTTGGGCGAAAAAGAATATGGGCATTAACGAGAAGGATTTTCTTGATTGGTCTAAGCCTATTGTCTATGTGGAAGGCGATATGGAAGAAGAGAGATTAAGACAGATAGATATACAGCAAGTAGGCGGTGCGGCACAGAACATTCTTCAAATGAAGATTGATGAGTTAAAGGAAACATCGGGTAACCGAGATTTCTCACAAGGCTCAACAGCATCGGGAGTGACCTCTGGAGCCGCCATTTCGGCTTTACAGGAGGCTGGAAACAAACTGAGTCGAGCGATGATTTCCGCTTCTTACAGAGCATATACACAAGAGTGCTACCTTGCTATTGAATTGATGCGACAGTTCTACGATGAAACAAGGTCATTCCGTATAACAGGAACTACAGGACAGTATGAGTTCGTAGATTTCAACAACACGATGATGCAAGGCGAGGCTATTCCCCCTGCATACGCAGGACAGGAGCTTGAAGAAGGATATATTGAGCTATTTCGTAAGCCTGTATATGACATCGTTATTAAACCGCAGAAGCGTAGCCCGTATTCGAAGCTCTCGCAGAATGAATTGGGTAAGGAATTGTACCAGATTGGAGTCTTCAATCCTCAATTGGCAGAACAGGCAATGACATTGCTTGAAATGATGGATTTTGACGGAATCGAAGCTGTAAAAGAGAAAGTTCAGCAAGGACAGACTCTTATGAATATGGTAAATCAGCTTACACAAGAGCTTGCGATGATTAAAGGTGTTATAGGGATGAACACACCGAGTGGAGTTGCAATGCCTTCCCCCACTCCTCAAAGTAGTGGCGGTATGGGGCAAGCACAAAAAGACTCACAAACAAGAAATATGACAGACTATGGAGAAAGGTTGGCAAAGAGAGCTAACCCCGATATGAACAATGGTTAATGCAACATACAGAGTAGAGGAAAACACACATACATTAACCGTGTTCGGTCACGCCAACTATGCCGAGTACGGCAAAGACATTGTTTGTGCTGGTATATCTTCAATAGTACAGGCTCTTATAGGGTGGATAGAAGAAAACTATTACAGAGCTAATTGTATAAGCGTAAGCCCAAAAGAAGGAGAGGTTATTATCTCCTGTGAAGGTGGCGAGGATATTGCCGCAGTATTTCAAATGGCATCTATTGGTTTAGGGCAAATAGCGGATAGCTACCCCGACCATATGCAAATAAATATTATCGGATTAGCCGATTGACACTTCGGAACAGACGATGAGAAAGGAGACAGTAAAATGTCTAAAGTATTAAGAAAAATGTTCAAAGTAGATTTGCAGTTGTTCAATGACGGCGGAGCAACAGGAGCTGAAGGCTCTGCATCTGCGGAGAACGCACCAAAGACTGAAAATGTACCGAGCGGAAGCAGTCGCCGTTCAAAATCGGGTGAATTTGATAACGTAGTATTCGGCAAGCAGGAAAGTACAACCTCAGACGGAGCTACAAGCCTTGACACCGAAGGCAAGCCAACGGGTGCTGGCAAAACAGATGTATCAACTACATCTAACACGCTTGAAGAACGTAGAAAAGCCTTTAACGACCTTATCACTGGTGAGTATAAGGACTTATATCAGGAAAATTTCCAAGAGGTATTTAATAGACGTTTCAAGCAAGTAAAGGGTATGGAATCAGACTTAGCCGCACAAAAGCCTATCCTTGATAAGCTTATGGCACGATATGGCGTAAATGATGTGGCACAGCTTGACAAAGCCCTTACAGAAGATACCGAGTATTGGGAAAGAGTAGCCGAAGAACACGGTATGACAGTGGAACAGTATCACGCAATGCAGAAGTTGGAACGTGAAAACCAAGAGCTTAGAGCAATACGCCAAAGACAAATCGGTCAGCAACAGTTCCAAAATCAGCTTGACACGTGGTATCAGCAAGCAGATAAGGTAAAAGAGCTTTATCCGTCTTTTGACTTTAAGACAGAAGCACAAAACCCTGAATTTCTTAGCTTGTTGAAGAATGGCAATAGCGTAGAACACGCATACAAAGTTCTTCATTTTGACGAATTGACACAGAATGCCGCAAGGGTAGCCGCACAGACAGCGGATGCACAGGCACAGGCAAGAATCAAACAGAAAGCTTCTCGACCCTCTGAAAATGGTACATCTTCAAAAAGTGCCGTCATTGTAAAAAATGATGTGTCGTCTCTTACACGTAAAGAACGTGCAGAGATAGCACGAAGAGTAGCACGGGGAGAAAAAATCGTATTTTAATATAACTCTCCCCGAAATGAAGGGAGAAAAACATAATGCAAGAAATTAAGTACAATCTTCAGCTTTTCGCTGAAATGAACACAAACCTTACATCATCAGCAGGACTTACTGATGAGATGAAAACCTATTACAGCGATTATCTTATCGACAATGCTGTTCCTAAGCTGGTACACGACCAATTCGGACAGAAACATCCCATTCCGAAGAATGGCGGTAAGACAATCGAGTTCAGAAAGTACAGTCCGCTTCCTAAACTGACTACACCTCTTCAGGAAGGTGTAACTCCTGACGGACAGAGCCTTAATATGTCAACCGTTGAAGCTACAGTAGCTCAGTACGGTGGATATATCACTCTTTCTGATATGCTTATGCTTACTGCTATTGATAATAACCTTGTACAGGCTACAAAGCTTCTTGGCGCACAGGCAGGTGCTACACTTGATACTATCACAAGAGAAGTTCTTAACGGCGGTACAAACGTTATCTTCTCAGGCGGTAAGGAAGCAAGAGAAGACCTTGATGCAAATTCTCTTCTCACAGTTGATGACATTAAGAAAGCAGTACGCCTTCTGAAGAGTCAGAACGCAGAGAAGATTAACGGAGATTGGGTGGGTATCATCAATCCCGATGTAGCATACGACCTTACAAACGACCCTGCGTGGAAGGATGTCAAGACATATTCTGACCCTGGCGGAATTTACGAGGGCGAAATCGGTAAGCTTTACGGTGTTCGTTTCGTAGAAACAACCGAAGCAAAGATTTGGGCTGGTGCTGGTAATGGTGGCAGAGCCGTTTACTCAACTCTTATTCTTGGCGATAACGCTTATGGCGTAACTGAAATTACAGGTGGCGGTCTTGAACATATCGTTAAGCAGTTGGGTAGTGCTGGTACTGCCGACGCTCTTAATCAGAGAGCTACAGCAGGATGGAAGGCAACAAAGGTTGCTGAGAGACTTGTAGAAAACTATATGGTTCGTATCGAGTCTTGCTCAACATTCAATCCCACAGCAAATAACTAAACTTCGTTTTTAGCGGAGTATGAAAGGAGAAACTATAATGGCTAAGGAACAGGCAAAAGTAGAATCTGTCAACCTTGCGGATGTTACAAAACAGGTAGAAGCGATGCTTGCAAAGGCACGTGAAGAAGCCGAAAAGATTGTAGCTGATGCAAAAGCGTCTGTTGGCGGTGAGCTTACAGAAGAGCAGAAAAAGGCTAACGAGGAACGCAAGGCGTATTGGAATGAGCTTGTTGAAGTAAAACTGTTTAAGGATAATAACAAGTACAAAGACGATAAATTCGTTTCTGTAAACGGTGAAAACTGCGTTATCAAGCGTGGAGAACGTGTCAAAGTAAAGCGTAAGTTTGCTGATGTACTTGATAAGTCTGATATACAGGATTACGAAACAAGTATGCTCATTGAAAAGAAGTCAAGCGAGTTTGCAAAGAGCGAGTTTTAATTGAATACTCCGTGATTGTTAAAAATTCTATGACTCGGCATAGGGGAAACTTTAATCGGTTTCCCCTTGTTTCGTATAAGGGGGCTTAATATGGCTGATTTAATCCAAATAAAAGGCGGTAGCGGTAATGTTCCTACACTGCAAGACAGAGAGATTGCATATAGCAAGGATGAAAAAGCCTTATATATAGGCACATCAAACGGAAATGTAAGGTTATGCGGTGTAGAAGAGCTTGTAAAGATAGCCGACATCTACACAAAGATTGATAATATTACTACTCAGTTGGGTGAATTACAGACACGGTTAGAAGCCTTAGAAACACCGACAGAAACACCGAGCGAGTAAGAAAGGAGTGGTTAAGTGGACAGAATTATAAATGTCAAAGTAGGCGGTAATCATCTGAGCAAAGACAACAAGAACGCTGGTGTCAGAGGTGAAGCGAATGTAACTAAGCTTAGAATAACCTTTGATGAAGGTTGGGATGGTTACGCAAAGACTGTTACATTCTTTGATGCACACGGCAACAACCCCGTTAAAAGAATACAGGGTGTTGACTTAATCGAGGACATTATAAACGACACAAGAACATACATTACACCTATTCCCAAAGAGCCGTTGGCAATTGCAGGGGAGTTAACCTTTGTTATAGATGGCTACTTTGACGGAAAAAGGCAGAGAAGCCTATCGGATAAGCTTGTTGTTAAAGATGCACCTGACACAGACAATGCAGGAGAGCCGACAGACCCTACACCGACACAGGCTGAACAGTTACAGTCACAGATTGATGCTGTCATTGGCGATATACAAAATGCGGCAGTTTCTGAAAAAAACGCAAAAGGGTATGCAGACCTTGCAATGGAATATCGCAATCAAGCATCGCAAAGTCAAAACCAAGCAAAAGTGTATGCTGAACAAGCGAACAAAGCAGAAACAGATGCGTATGAGCAAGCAGAAAGAGCAGAGCAGAACGCAAATGATGCTGAAGCTTCACGTATGGCGGCTTTAATGGCACAGAATAAAGCAGAAGAAGCACTAACTCATAACCCTATTATAGTTGACGGCTATTGGCACGTATGGAACGCACAGACAGAAGAATATGTCGACACAGGAGTTAAGGCACAGTCAGGCTCAGAGGTGTATATCGGTGCAAATCCCCCTGATACTGCTGATGTAATTATAGACCTTGAAGGCGAAAGTGCTTTATATGCTCCCTATATCGGTGAAAACGGAAATTGGTACACCTTCAATCCCGAAACACAGACTTTCACAGATAGCGGAAACAGAGCAGTAGCGAAAGACGGTGATAAAGGCGAAAAGGGAGATAAGGGGGATAAGGGCGAACAAGGTGAGAGAGGTTTACAAGGTGTTAAAGGCGAGGATGGACATACACCTGTAAAGGGCGAAGATTATTTCACCGAAGCTGAAAAAACAGAAATAGTAAACGGGGTAGCAGCCGAAATCGAAGCTGAGCTTAATGCCGCACTCCTTGCAATCATAGCCATAGAAGAAGAAATTCTTATACCTGACGGAAACGAGGTTGATTACTAATGGCAAATAAGAAGTACGAAGAAACAGATATACAAGCCATTGCTGATACCATCCGTGAAAAGACAGGTAGCGAAGAGTCTTTCAAAGTAAGGGATATGGCAAGCGGTGTAAATGAGGTTTACGAAGCAGGGTACATTGAGGGATTTAGGATAGTAGCAGAAAAAACTACCAAAAATGTAATAGTCCCCTCAGCAGTAAAACGACTGGGGACGTACGCTTTTGGACATAGTTCAGAACTTGAAACCTTATATATATCCGATGGAGTTCTTAGTCTAGGTAATCAGGCGTGTCAAGCATGTACGAAACTAAAAACGGTTAGGACACCAGCTACACTAGTTTCAAAACTGGGGACTAACATTTTTAAGAATTGTACGAGGTTGCACACGATTACATTTGGTACAGTATCTTTTACTGATACTACTACGGCTGGTAATTTCGATGGGTGTAATTCTTTAACTACGATAATTATTGAGCAAGGAGAATTTCTGAGGAGTGCAGATTTTAAATATCCACCTTTGTCAGTAGCAAGTATGAAAAATATTATTGAGCATTTGAAGGATTACGCAGGAACAGAATATGAGTTTGATTACACACTAACATTATCGAGTGCTTGTAAAACAGCACTTGAAGCAGAAGGAGCAACAGCCGAGTATAACGGAGTAGCTTGTACTTGGATAGAGTTGATAGATAATAAAAAATGGAATTGTTAAAGGAGTGTTAAAAATGGCATATGTAACAATGGACGTTTCGCCCATAGAAAATGCAACAACAAAACAGAGGATTGACGATACAACAAATGCGTTATTGTCATACCGTATTTATCCTAACGAGGGGTATGTACTGCACGACAACCAGTATGACCAACCCATCTATGATGATGAAACAGGAGAAGAAACGGGCGGTATTATGCTTGGGTATATCCCTTATCCGAGTTTTGTGACAGTCGGCAATCGTTACGACTTTGAAGAGAACGAAAGACAGTTGTATTGTGTACCTGCTGACACAGTACCCGAAAATCAAATCTTCGGTGGAGTAGATAAACCTGAACACGAAATAATGTAAAAGGGGCGATAATTATGACTGAATCTACAAAAGCCTTATTAACTACCATTGCGGAAAATCTTTCTAAGATTAAACAACAAGGGATAATCGGAAGCGGTGAATTAGACACAATCTATCTCACTAACAATATGCGTATCGAGTCAAGAGAGGACGGCATATGGATTATAGACGGTGAAGAAGAAACACTGCTGTACGACAAAGATAGGTGTATAACTACTGCTAATCGAGCTAATTATGCCGAAGATGCGGAATGTGCTTCCAAAGATAGCGAAGGTAGACCAATAAAGGGAATAGACATACAAGAGTACGGAGACAACTCATATGCTTATGTTATCCTTTCCGACGGTCAGGTGGGTAATTATGGAGTTGTAGATGGCTCATTAGAAGCTGAGCTTCCTGATGAATGTTTTCTCGGTTACACATCAACACTTTTATTCACAACGCCTGACTATGTAGACGAGTATTATTTCAGCACAAATCAAACTGTTTACTTCAAAGGCGATAATACAAATAGCGGTACATTTGAGCCTGAAGCAGACACAAGGTACACGATTAAATTTGAGTATGACGGAGTAAATATCGTTGGGTATGTTAGCGGTGTTCCTGCATAAGAAAGGGGTGGTTAAATGAATAAAATTCCTGTATTAAAAATAAGAGACGGAAACGGCAATTTTATCCCCATTAACGCACTAAGAGGGGAAAAAGGAAAAGACGGAGTAAACGGCAAGAGTGCTTATGAGCAAGCCAAAGAAGGCGGTTATAACGGCACAGAGGAAGAGTTTATCTCTTTACTCAATGGCTTAATCAATACAGACAACGGTGATACCGCACACTATACCGACTTCAGCAATCCGCACCAAGTAACGGCACAACAAGTCGGTGCATTGCCAATTACAGGCGGTCAGTTGCAAGGCGGTTTAGGTTTGAAGGGCGAAGGCGATGCAAACACTTCCGAAATCGTTCAAAATAGCGACTTTGCTACAATCTTTCGCAACAAGGCAGGTGGTATAGAAACTATACTATCTTTGACAAACGAATCAAAAGTTGATGTTGCAGATGTTCTAAAGTTATGGTTTGCAAATGGAAACGGCTACTCAATTTACGGAGAACACAACAAGCCGACTGCATCTGACGTTGGGGCAATTCCTGAAGCTTATTATGCATCAAACGACCTTAACACCGAATTACAGCAAGGCGGTAATAAAATGACGGTGTGTAATTACCATAGCGGAACGCTTAACACTCCATACAAAGAGAGATTAACAGTATATGCACACGGAATGGTAATAACAAACGCTAATAGTAATCAATACGGCACACAGCTCTGTATGCCTTCAGGCGAAGATGCTATCTATGTAAGACGATTAAACGTACAAAGCATCTCAAAATGGGTGAAAATGGCTGATAACGAAAGAGTCATACCAATTGAAAAAGGTGGTACGGGGGCGAATAACGCAGAAGCTGCATTAAAAAAACTTGGAGCATCACAAGTAGAACATATTAGTTATGAAGGAACAGGCTTATCTGGTGCAGACAACGCCATTGCTTTATCATTTAATTTTGCCCCCAAATTTATCCTTTGGTCTGCGAGAGTTGAAAAAAGCACAGGAGAAGTAAAAACCTTCAATCAAATCGTTGATATGTCGATTGTTACTACAGAGTATAGTCGGTATTGTGGTTTTTGTGAAACTTATTCTTATGGAGCATCCACTAATGACTTACAGTCTTTATATGGTAAAAAAAGCCCTACTGGCGAAACTTTTTCTTGGTATTCAACGCAAAACTATTCACAAATGAATAATAGAGAAGGTTATTCATACCATTATATAGCATTAGGTTAAGGGGTGAAGTTTATGAGAATTGTAGAAATTAAAGCACTTGGGAACGGCTCACACAGAAACCAAACAGGACACTTTAATGAAATTCCTGAAGGTTTGGCGGTTATTCCTGATGATATGGAAACACCTAACTTTCCTTTTGGAGAAATTGAAGTAGAGAAAATAGACGGAGTAATGACGGTTACAAAATGGACAGCAGGAGAAATTCCAGAACCTGAGCCTATTCCCTACTCTGACCCTACGGCAGAGGAAATATTAAATGCGATTGTGGGAGGAATGAGCTATGAATAAATTACAGGTATGGGAACAGATAGGCAGAGCATTACAGATGTTTGCTCAAACACTGTCGGAAGAATGTGCTTTAGAGGTTTCAACTATCTTTCCTAAATACGTTATAGGTAAAACCTATAAAGAAGGTGAAAGATTCACATACGGCACTAATAGCGTAGGCGACCCACAGCTATACAAAGTAGTACAGGCTCACACATCACAGGAAGATTGGAAACCTAGCGAAACACCAGCTATGTATGAGCCAATCGGATTAAATAAAAGTGGTTATCCAGTATGGAGCAAACCAAGCGGAAGTCACGATGCTTACAACACAGGCGATATAGCGGATTACAATGGAAAGCTTTACAAGTCGTTGATTGATGGCAATGTGTACTCTCCTGCTGAATATCCGCAAGGATGGGAGGAAGTTAAATGACAAATATAAAAGCAATAATTTGCACAATAGTTGGTGCAGTCGGGGGAATGATTGCACAACTTTTTGGAGGTTGGACTGATGATATGATAACCTTGATAATTTTCATGGCAGTTGATTTCATAATGGGGCTTATTGTTGCAGGGGTATTTCATAATAGCAACAAATCGCAATCAGGAGCATTAAACAGTCACGCAGGTTGGGTAGGTCTTTGTAAAAAGGGTGTAGTTCTGTTGTTTGTACTCATAGCACATCGGTTAGATATGTTGCTCGGAACGGATTACATAAGAACGACTGCAATAATCGGTTTTATAGCGAATGAAGTTATATCCATAGTTGAAAATGCAGGGCTTATGGGCGTACCTCTCCCTGAAGTTATTGTTAAGGCTATTGAAATCTTGAAACACAGAGCAGAAAACAAAAAGGAGTGATTATATGAAACTTTTAAGCATTTACGAGTTTGAACAGCACGTTAATTCGTTAAAAGTGGCAAGAAAAGTTAAGTTAATTCAATTACACCACACTTGGTCACCGAATTACACTCATTTTTACAGAGATAATCATATTACCTTGCAGAAGAATATGAAAAGCCACCACGTCAATAACAATGGTTGGGCTGACATAGGACAGCATTACACGATATTCCCTGACGGAATGATTTGTACTGGCAGAGATATAAACGTAGCACCAGCAGGGATTAAAGGAGCAAACAGCAACGGAATCTGTATTGAGTGCTTGGGTAACTTTGACAATGACGGTGATACGATGAGCAACGCACAGAAAAATGCCATTGTTGCCGTATGTCGCATACTGCTTGATAAATTCGGGCTTAGTGCAAAAACAGGCGTTACATACCACGCTTGGTGGACTGCTTCGGGTAAATCGCTTGGCACGTATGTTAAGGGTAAATCAGCAAAGACTTGCCCTGGCACTAACTTCTTCGGAGGCAACACAAAGGAAGCGTATGAGAAAAACTTACTTCCCCTTATAGAAAACTACGGCAAAGAGGAAAAGAAAATGCTTGAATCAGGTAATGACATTGTATGGGAGCTTATGAACGGCAAACATAGGATAGAGATTACAGAGGTTGACAGAGCTATTAAGGCTATCGATGCGGCAAAGAAAAACGCAAACTTTTCTTCTTTGTACTGGATTCTGTACAAGATAGTAAACAATTTATAAGGGGGGCTTAAATTGACACCAAACAAAGCAATAGAGATTGTTGACAGATTAAAGCCTAACTCATACAGCGAAGAGGACAAATTAAGGTGGATAAACGAGCTTGAAGGAATGGTACAACGTTTAGTCATTCAGGCAGACGAGATTACACAGCTTTCATATCCTGATGATATGGATAAAGAGCTTTTAATCCCCGCTCCGTATGATGATTGCTATACCTTATTCCTTGAAGCTAAAGTCGACTTCTACAACAAGGAAATCGACAACTATAACAATTCCGCTATGATGTTTGAAGCACAATACAGCGAGTACAGGAAAGACTATATCAGACAACATCCAGCAAAGGGGTGATTAGATGTTACCTTATCTTTCAGCAGTGCAAAACAAATCAAAAAAATATAGTGTAGCTTTCAGAGGGCTTAACTACGGAGAGGGAACGCAAGACGGAGAATTTGCGGAAACATACAACCTTTCTACGGACAAATACCCTTGTATTACGCAGAGAGCTACAAGAGTAATGGCAAGGAAATACACTCTCCCCTCTACCCTACACTCAAAAGGCAATCTGCTTGTTATAGACGGTACAGATGTATATTACGGTGAAAAAAAAATCGGTACAGTCACAGAGGGCAAGAAACAGACAGCAACAATCGGTAATTATATTGTTATATTCCCTGATAAAAAGTATTACAGAGTGCCTACAGAGGAAGATAAAGACGGTGAATTTGGAAGTATGGAAGCAGAAATCAAAGCTTCGGGGCTTTCATTTACGGCATCAACAATATCATTCAAACAAAAGTTTACGGCATCGTGGCTTGATTTCACGGCATCTACTATTACAATGGGTACGGCATTTAAGGTACAGGGTGTTACATTTGCACAAAACAGCATAACCAAAACAGGAGCTAACTTCCCCTTTAAGAATGGTGATGCGATAACGATTACAGGCTGTTCGTATTCAAGCAACAACAAGACAACAGAAGTTGTCATACAGACCGCAACGGCTGATAAATTAACCTTTGCTTCAAACATATTCTCAGCACGCACCGATAACAACACGATAACGATAACTCGACAAAAGACAGAGGGTAAGTTTTCTTTCAAAACAGGCGACACAGTAACAATTACAGGCTGTTCAAACAGTGCGAACAACAAGGAAGTCACCATAAAGGAAGCAACTGAGAACAAACTAACTTTTGAGGACAATTCTTTTGCGACAGCTACAGAAGTCGGGGCGGTAACGATAACCCGAAAAGTAGACGGTGAATTTCCTTTCCGTGAGGGTGATGCGGTATCAATTACAGGCTGTTCAAACAGTGGTAACAACAAAGAAACTGATATTGTAATAAGGAATGTTACATCTGACGAGCTTACCTTTGACGATAACGCCTTTACGGTAGTCAATAATGAGGAAAACGAAGTAACAATAAAAAGGACTGTTCCCGACCTTGATTTCATTTGCGAGAGCAATTACAGGCTATGGGGAACACACGGAAACACAATATATTCAAGTAAGTTTTCCGACCCTTTTAATTTTAAGGTGTTTGACAATCTTGCAACCGACAGTTACGCAATCGAAGTTGGTAGCGAGGGAGAATTTACAGGCTGTATTCCCTATTCATCGCATATCTGTTTCTTTAAGGAAAACACGTTACACAAGCTATACGGCTCAAAACCGAGCAACTTTCAGATTACTACAGCAAACGTTTACGGAGTGCAAAGCGGTAGCGAAAGAAGTATGCAGATTGTAAACGAACAGCTTCTATACAAGGGTGTAGGCGGTGTTTATTCGTACACAGGCGGTGTACCTGAGCTTATAAGCGAGAAATTCGGCAATAAGCGATATTCTGATGCGGTGGCTTGCTGTGACGGTGAGAAATACTATATCTCGATGAAGCAGGGTGAAACCTACAATATGTTTGCCTATGATGTAATAAAAAACATATGGCTTCGTGAAGATGATACACACGCAGTAGATATGACCTTCTATGACGGTAAAATATATTACCTTGATTCAAAAGGCGGTTTATATTACATCGACAAAACGGCAGACCGTAACGACATAGAGTGGGGAGCTACATTCTGCACTATGCACGAAACAGTGAACGAGCGTAAAGGATATTCAAAATTCCACTTGCGTATGGATATGTCAGCAGGAGCGTGGCTTGCGGTAGATATAAAGACCGACAATGACCTTCAGTGGCGACAGATTTACACAACGCATAACGAAAAGGCAAAGACAGTCAGCATACCGATAATCCCTACAAGGTGCGACAGCATAGATATACGGCTTCGTGGCAAGGGAGAATGTACTATAAAGGCATTTATCAGAGAATTTACAGTAGGGAGTGATGTTTGATGATATTTGCACAACAGTTACAGAAGATTGACCCGACAAATGCTCCTGATGCCATAAAGAAAATGGCAAACCACATCAAGTATCTTCAAGAACAGTTGGAATATACGTTGTATAACCTTGACAGCCGAAACATAAACGAGATTGACACAGACCAGACAACAATAACGGACTCGACAGGAAGCGTGAACATTAGCTCATTCTTCTATCTGAAAGGCGAAAACGGAGAGAGTGTCACGATAGGCAAGAATCCAAGCGGAAAGTTTGAATTTACTGTTAAGGGGAAAGACGGAAAGCAGACACTATATTTAAACAGTTCGGGAGAGTTAATCATAACAGAACATACAAACCTCACCATTAACGGTGGGGAATGGTAAAGGGGGAATAATAATTGGCAGTATATAGAGTACAAAGTAACGGTAAAGCTCAATCGGGATTAAAAACTGGCGATAAGGTAGTTACAGGTGGTGGCACTTACCAAATAACAGGCGTAAACTCAGATGGCTCATACAAGTCTACAAAGGTAAGCGACACAACAACATCAACCTACAAAGGCTCTTACGCAAACTCAGGCGGTGGCTCGTCAAGTGGCGGTGGTTCAAAAGGCGGTAGCTCGTCAAGTGGTGGCTCAAAAGGTGGTAGCTCGTATTCACAGTACACAGCTCCTACTTTGGGGAACTCTTGGAACGCTAATACCGATTATCAGGCTATTATCAACAATGCAGTAGCAAACGGTGACTATGTGACTGCGGCAAAGGCTGAACAGTTAAGAAATCAGAAAATCACAGCTACAGGCAGTAACTACAATACAACTAATATGTATTCAGGTTATCTCAACCCTGATTATGGCACAATCGGTCAACAGCAAATGGCTAATGGTGCAAGTTGGCAAGACGTTTTAGACACCTACAACAGTCGAAATCAAAAAGCACTAACAACAGTAGGCTTGGAGAAGTACGCTAATGATGAAATCCAACAAATGATGTGGAATTACATTCAGGATAATATGCAAGCGGAAAGCCAACAGGATGCTCAAAACCAATTTAATCAGTGGATGCAGGAGTATGAGCAGAATAATCCCAAAGAAGATTATCAAAGCAAATACGACCCTCAAATTGATGCTATTCTTAATGAAATTCTTAATCGTGGCGACTTCTCCTATGATGCAATGAATGACCCGTTGTATCAGCAGTATGCGAAGATGTATCAACGTGAAGGCGACAGAGCTATGAAGGAAACAATGGCAGAAGCGGCGGCTGGTGCTGGTGGTATGAATACATACGCAATGACTGCGGCAATGCAAGCAAACAACTATTACAATTCACAGCTCAATGATAGAATACCCGAACTCTATCAGCTTGCTTATAATATGTACCTTAACGACAAGGAAAGCAAGGTACAGGATTTAGGTATTCTTCAGAATATGGATGCTACACAGTACAACAGATATAGAGATACCATTAACGATTACTACGCTGATAAAAACTTTGCTTACGGTGCATATCAGGATGCAGTACAGCAGGGTAATTGGCAGACCAACTATGGTTATAATTCTATGCTTGATAACCGTAACTGGAACAACGACCAATATTGGGCTAATAAAGAGTGGAATTATAACGATATGTGGGCTAATAAAGAGTGGGATGCAAGTCAGGAAGATAAAGAGTACAACAGAAATCAGGCAGAGATTGAAGCGGCTAAAGCAGAAATTCAGTGGTATATCGAAAATGGCGTTACCTCAATCCCCTCTGACCTTATTAAAAAGTCAGGCTTAGACCAAACCGCAATAAATCAGATGATTGCATACTATCAGCAACAGCAAGCTTCTAAGGGTAAATCATCAAGTGGTAGTGGTGGTAGCGGAAAAGGTAACGGTGGCGATGATGTTTATACTGGCAAAGAAGATGATTACACAGGCGATGATAAACCGAAGCAAACAAGTAAAAACTTTACGAAAGTATCTAACAAGTGCGAGGAAATGGCATCCAGTGGCGACAAATGGGCGGCGGCGGCTGTTGCAAAAGAAGCGTTGGATAACGACTATATAACTCAGGAAGAATACAACAGTTTGCTGAAAAAATATAATCCCCTGTTAGACGTTGTATTGGGCGTTGATACATTCAGCCCCCAAAATGTATTTGGATTAAAGTAAATTCGATTTAAGGAGTGAGCAATATTGGCAAAATCCAAAAAAACTCTTGACGATATACTCAATAAGTACAAGGTCGAAAAAGGAAATGGTGGACAAAATTCCCCTTTCCTTTCATCGAACAAAACAACGAAAATCAACAATAAGCCTGTGTCTACTAAAAGTGACAACAAGACTGCATCAATCAAACCTAAAAAAAGGGAGCAGAGCAAAAGCTCTGCCCCCTCGCTTGACGATATACTCAATAAGTATGAAGCAAAGCCAAAATACACGTTTTCGGGTAAAACTTCATCCAAGCACAGTGGATATAACTCCGAAACAAAGAACGCATATACTTCTGCTAAGGACAAAGTAACCTCAAAAACCACAATCAAGAGTAATTTGTCAGATGATGAACGCAAGGCTCGCATTAAAACCATCAACAGTGAGCTTAACACTCTTAAAACCAAATTAAGCGGTTATAGCAGAGCAAGTGCATACGGCACAAGCAAAGCTATGAAAGAAGCTAAGAAAAGAGATAGTGATAGAATTGCAGAGCTTACACAAGAGCTTAAAGAGCTTGAAAGAGTGGGAACATTTTCTGCATCTGAATTAAAGCAGTTTGAGATTGACGATGCAAAGGCGAAAGTATCAAGTGCAAGGCAGAAAGTAAACTCATACGGAGCAAGACCAACTCTCGATAGTGCAGAATCGTATAAGCAAGCAGTTTCAGAACAGTACAAATCAGAGCAAGACCTTGACATACTTAAAAGACAAAAGGAACTCTATGACGATATTGCTGATTTTGGCTATGTTTCTCACGATGATACTTTCACAGGACAATGGAGAGCAAATTATCGCAGTAATGAATTAAGCAGAGAAGCAGACAAGGCAATGAGCGAATACATCGCCAATCCTACGGAAGAAAACAAGCAGATTGCCTATGCGTATGATGCCTTTGAAAAAGCGTATAAGGCGAACAATGAAAAGGCACTTGATGATGAGAATGTAAAAGCTTCTTGGCTCACAAAAAGTATGGCTGGCTACTTACCTCAGCTTAAAGACCAAATACTGCCTGAAGTAATCGGTGGCGGTGCTGGCTTGATATTGGGTAGTGCTGTTGGTGCTCCAAATGTTGGTATGTCTATCGGCTCAGGTTTAGGAACATTTTCTCAAATGTATGATGTTACACGTGGCTCTGTATATAGAACATTGCTTGCAGAAGGTGTTGACGAGGAAACAGCATTACAGGCGGCAAACGATGAAGCTCTTATAAGCACTTTAATTGAGAGTGGCGAAACTGCTTTAAGTTGGTTAATGGCTGGTGGCGGTAAGGCTATAGGTGCTATAAGCGGTGCGGCAAAAGCGAGTGTTGCCAAAGGAAGCACAAATGCGGCTACAAAGTTTTTGGCAAATTTTGCTACTAATAGGGCGGCAAAAAAAGCAGTGGCAGAAGTATCAAGACCTTTGTGGAGCAAAGGATTAAGATTAGTTGGCGGTGTTGCGTTACAAGGTGGAACTGAATACCTTGAAGAATTTACTCAAGGTGCTGTAAGCAGAGCTAACCAAGAGCGAGCATTAAGCGGTAATGCCGATGGAAAAACACAGCTTATTAAAGGTGCAAGCGGAGTAATAGCCGATGCAGTAACAGGAAAAGACCCTGAAGCACTTGCAGACCTTCACTCACAAGGTATGGAAGGCTTTAAAATCGGTGTAATGCTTGGTGGCTCTAATGCAACGGTAAATAACATTGTTTCACACTATGCCAATGCAAAAACTGTTAAACTCAAAAATGAAGTTGCTGATACCATTCTTGAAGATGAGGAAAGCTTAAATGCTCTTATCGAAGAGGGCAAAGCAAGCGGTGAGGGTACTGTTTCTGCCAAGATTGCAACGGAAATAGAAACCGCAAGAGAAAACGGCAAAGAGGTAACAAGAGAACAGGTTAAACAGTTGATTGAATCCAACGAAGTCTATATTAAGGCAGAGGAACAGACCGTTGACCCTATCGAACAAACAGCAAGAGAAGTTGTTGAGGAAAGAAACCGTACACCTATCACGGCAGACGAAGTGAAAAAAACCACAGGATTTGGTGATTCAGGAGCTGTACTTATAACTAAACTTATGAATGACAATGGCGTTTCATTTGAAAGTGCGAAATCAGCCGTTGAAACAGCCTACCGTGTAGGATTAACAGGCGTAGACAACAGACAAGTAAAGTTTTTTAATGATACTCAGAGACTTGCTTTTGAAGCTGGTAAGAGCGACAAGCAAGTGCAAGACAGAGCGAAACAGGCACAGGCACAAACCGCATCTGTTTACAAAACAGGATTTACCGAAAATGAACAGTCTGCAAAGCTTACACCTGCCGAAAGGGAAATGTTCTCTACTTTTGCAAACGATTTTAAAATGGATGTCAGAATGACAGACAAAATAATTGCTTATTATGTAAACGGAAAAGCGAGAGAAGCTAATGCAAGTCACGTAAACGGAAAAATGGAAGTGTCGAGTACATCAGAAAAGCCTATGGTTGCGGTTGCAATGCACGAAGGCTTTCACAGAATGAGACAATTAGACCCCGTTGCTACTGATGCTCTTATGAATTTCCTTTATGAAACCTCAGACCAAAACGTAAAGAGGTTGAAAGTTGGCGACACTGGCGTTTCAAACTTTGAGCGAATAAAGGGAGAGTATTCCAATGTCGAAGGAATGGAAGCACTCGACTATATAGAAGAAATTGCTTGTAGGAGAAGTGAGACTATTTTCAGTAATCCTGAAGCATATAACGAGTGGAGAGCAAAACTTGAAATGAATCCACAGGCTAAGAGTGCTTGGCAGAAGCTTCTTGAAGTTATCAGAAAGCTTTTAGAAGATATGTGGGCTACTATAACAAACTCCAAAATGTCACTTGAAGCAAAGAGACAGGCACAGACAGAGCTTGAACTGTTTGCAGATGCGTACAGGGGTGCAATGAAGGCGGCTGATACAAGGTTACAAGCTGTTGAAGCACAAAAGAAAACCGAAACGGGGTATGACGGAATTATCATTAAAGGTACAGCATATGACACTGATACTTTTGGTGAAAACAATAATCAGTATCTTGTTCTTGATTCAAACCAAGTAAAATCTGCTGAGCCTGTAACCTATGACGATAACGGCAAGGTTATTCCTCTTTCTGAAAGGTTTAACACAAAGAATGACGATATACGTTATTCTTTGAAAGACTCCGAAGGTAAAACACTTACCAAAGAGCAAGCAGAGTATTTCAAAGACTCAAAGATTAGGGATAAAGAGGGTAATCTGCTTGTAATGTATCACGGCACAACAAGAGGTGGCTTTACTGTATTTGACGGTGGCAAAGACTATTGGTATTTCACAAATGACAAGAAATATTCATACGCTTTTGAGGGAAGAAAGAAAAACGGACAATTCTATCCCTACACAAAAGAACGTATGGAAAAGGGAGAAGCAACGCCACAAAGATACAAAGTTTATCTCAATGTTAAAAATCCTTATATTGCCGATATTGACACAGTAGAGGATGCTTTATATTGGGATAGGTCGTTGGCTGGATTACTCCGTGAAAAGGGCTTCGATGCTCTTATGGTTGAGGATATGAGCCAAGTTATCGTGTTAAATGCAAACCAAATCAAGAATACTACCAATAAAAACCCTTCTGCCGTTGACGATATTCGTCACTCACTCAAAAATGGTGTAGATGTATCACCACAAAAGACTACTGATTACCTCAACGCTGTTGAAGGAGTGCGTAAGGGGAAAAAGGGTGCGGCTGAAAGATTGGCTAAGTATGTTTACGAAGGTATGATACGCACTGAAGCCTACGATGCACTGATTGAGAAGTACGGTGTTATTCCAAGTGGTGAAAGACCGCACAGAGATGTACAAGTACCACGCAAATCAGGTAAAAAGAAAAATGTATCTCAGACTGTTCGTACAATTCTTGAAGCAAAGGCAACACCTGACGAAGCAGTACCGACTATTGAAAAAATGGTTGAGGATGGTATCTTCTCTTATGATGTTTACACGGATAAGCAAGCGTTAAGCGATGCAGAGGAATACATTACGACCTACGGTTGGGATGAAAGCCTTGACGATTGGTTTGATGCTGTAAATAAAGGCGAGGTATCGAAAGAGCTTACAACAATGGGCTGGGCGTTATATAATAATGCCGCAAACATCGCCGCAACTACTACATCAGAAACTGAGAGAACTACTGCAATAAAAACATCACTTAAAATTTTAGATGCAATGGTAAGACATCAGAGAAGTGCGGCACAAGCATTACAGGCTACAAGGATATTGAAAAAGCTCTCTCCTGAAACACAATTATACGGAGTGCAGAAGAGTGTGCAAGCATTTCAAAATGAATTGACAGAGAAGTACGGAGATAAAGCTCCTGAACTTAAAATTGATGAAGAGCTTGCAGAACAATTCATAAACGCCAAAACGCCTGAAGAACGTGCGGCTATTGAAGAGGAAATCTACAAAGATATTGGCAGACAAATGCCTTCTCGTTTTATTGACAAATGGAACGCTTGGCGATACCTTGCGATGCTTGGTAATCCTCGTACTCACGTCAGAAACCTTTTTGGTAATGCGTTTTTTGCTCCTGTAGTTGGTGTAAAGAATTTGACTGCTACGGCAATCGAGGAAGCCGTTTATCGTGTATCAGGCAAAAAGACCGTAAGAGGTAAGGCTTTAGTATGGGGCAATAAAGCGGACAGAGCATTATTAAAGGCGGCTTGGAGTGACTACGGTAATGTAGCCGATATGATTTCAAACGGTGGAAAATACAACGATTCCGCTATGGCAAACAAGAACATTCAAGACGGTAGACGAATATTCAAGTTTAAGCCTTTAGAATGGGCGAGAAAGAAGAACAGCGAACTTCTTGAAAGAGAAGATATACTGTTCTCCAAACCTCACTATGCTTATGCTTTAGCTCAGTATTGCAAGGCGAATAACATTACAGCCGAACAGATAAAGAGAGGTAAAGCAATAGCACCAGCAAGAGACTATGCAATTAAAGAAGCTCAAAAGGCAACCTACAGAGATACAAATGCGTTCTCTCAAATGGTAAGCGAATGGGGCAGAAGCAATAAGAGCGAGAAAAATGTTGTTAAGAAAGCCTTTAATACTGTTATTGAGGGTATTTTGCCATTCCGTAAAACTCCTGCAAACATTTTGGTAAGAGGTGTTGAATACAGCCCTTTAGGTATGCTTAAAGGTTTGAGCTACGACCTTTATCAAGTGGGCAAAGGTAAAATGACAGCGAGTGAAGCCATTGACAACATTTCAGCAGGATTAACAGGCACAGGACTTTTAGCTCTTGGTGTATATCTTGCGGCACAAGGACTTATCAGAGGACACGGAGAAGATGAAGAAGAAAAGGAATTTAAAGAGTTAATGGGGCATCAGTCTTATTCTCTTGAATTACCAAACGGACAATCAATCACTTTAGATTGGCTTGCTCCTGAAGCACTTCCCTTCTTTGTTGGAGTTAATATTTGGGAAACGTCAAAAGGCTCTGAAGAAGAAATAAATCTCTCTGCAATTCTTCAATCGGTAAGCCATATAAGCGAGCCAATGCTTGAAATGTCTTGCTTGCAAGGTTTAAATGATTTGTTTGAGGGTATCGGGTACGCTTCATCCAACGATACATCGGGCTTAGTTTCGGTAGTTTCAAGTGCGGTTACAAGCTATCTTACACAAGGAATACCGACTCTTTCAGGACAGGCAGAACGCACAGGCGAGGAAGAGAGAATGTCAACCTACACAGAAAAGAACGATTTCCTCACAGGCGATATGCAATACACTCTTGGAAAGGCAAGTGCGAAAATTCCGTTTTGGGATTACAATCAAATTCCATACATTGATGCTTGGGGCAGAAGAGAAGCATCAGGAACGGCACTTAAACGAGGATTAAACAATTTCCTCAATCCTGCTTATACATCTACCATTGAAACAAGCGATATGGAAGAAGAGCTGTTGCAACTCTATGAGCTAACAGGAGACGGTGGCGTATTCCCTTCAAGAGCAGATAAGTATTTCACGGTAGACGGAGAACGCAAAGACCTTACGGCAGAAGAGTATGTAAGATATGCGACCTTGAAAGGCGAAAAATCGTATGAGTTAGTCTCTGATTTGGTTGAGAGCAGAGCATATCAAAAGCTTAGTGCTACAGAGCAAGTAAAGGCAATTAAAGAAGCCTACGATTATGCAAACCAAAAGGCTAAACAGACTATCAGCAATTACAAGCCTGAAACTTGGGTGTACAAGGCTGATGAATTTGGCTCAAATGTTGGCAATTATATCTCATTCAAAACAGAAGTTAGTGGCAAAAAAGAAGCTAACGGTGGTAAGATTTCTAAGCAAGAGGTTGTTGACATCGTGCTTAATATGGCTCAGAATGATTCTGAAACGTGGAAAATGTACTTATCAATGTATGACAGCAGTAATGACTTGTACGCATACAACGAGGGTATTAACGGTGAAGATTATATGTATTTCCTTGAATCGCTTGCAGAAGTAGATACACCTACAAAATCAGGCAAGTACGGAACATATACTCAGGATGAAGCAAAAGAAGCTGTTAAACAACTTGAAGGATTATCACGGCAAGAAAAAGCTATCTTGTGGCAGAGCGTTAATACAGGCTGGAAAGCTAAAAACAATCCGTGGAGATAGGCTTAAACAAAGAAAGACTCCCCTTAATTGGGGAGTCTATTCTATTGGTATTAATAAGTATGTACCTACAGGAGCTACCCTGTAAGTACCAACAATAGCTTAAAAAAATTAAGTTTTAAATTTTATCCCTACAATAGAGTTACCGTCATATATTAACTCATCAATGACAGACCGCCAAAGCCTTTGTTTTTCCTCTTTGCTAAGAACATCGTATATATCCTCAAAGCCTGAATTAAGAAACTCTTTTAACGCTCCTAAGTCTACATCGTCAACTTGGTTATCTTCTCTTGTTGCTTTATCAATCATAGATTTAAGCTCTTTGGTTTTAGCGATATACTCATCATCTTCCATATTCCCCATTTGATAAGAAACATTTACTCTGCGGAGTTGTTCTTTTAGTTTTGCTGTATCAGACTTTTTCTTTTTCTCTTGTGGCTTTGCGACTTCGTGAGAGAAGATAAACCTTTCAAGCTCTTCCTTGATGTTTTCTATAACATACTTCTCAGCCTGTAACTCTGATAATGTTTTAGTAGAGCATCTTTGATTTAATTCAGCATTAGGACAACGATAATAATAATATTCCTTGCTTGTGCCTTGACTGAATTTAGATACCATTGTTCTACCGCAAATAGGACAACGGATAAGACCGACAAACAGATATGCCCTATTGTTTTTCGCTTTTCTGTATTTACGAACCTTCTGAAGTTGCTCTTGTTGGTTTTCTGTTAAATACGGCTCGCAATAGTTATCCACACCTTTGTACTTTCCTGTGTATAATTCGTTGTGGCACATATTGTAATAAGATTTATAATCCTTGTGAAG